CTGGCGCTGCTCGAGGAGCGGATGTCCAATTTCAGCCGTCGCAAGCTGATCATCGCAAGCACGCCGACCATCAAAGACGCCAGCACGATCGAGACCGAATACCTGGCCAGCGACCGGCGCCAGTACCATGTGCCATGCCCGCACTGTGGCGAGCGCCAGGTCCTGGTATGGGGAAAAAAGGCCGACGGCGAGGACCACGGCTACGGATTGCAGTGGCTGCGCACGCCCACGGGAGAGGCCCGGCCTGAGACCGCTGTCTACATCTGCCGCCACTGCGGCGCTGCCATCGAGGAGTACCACAAGACCGACATGCTGGCGGGCGGCATCTGGATCCCGCAGGCGCCCGGCGCCGGCCGTGGCAAGCGTGCCGGGTTCCACCTCAACAAGCTCTACAGCCCGCTGGGCTGGCGCAGCTGGGCCAGCCTGGTCGAGAAATGGGACTCTGCCAACCGCGAGCGCAAGGCCGGCAACAGCGCGCCGCTCAAGGAATTCATCAACTCCAGCCTGGCCGAGACCTGGAAAGAGACCGGCACCGGCGCCGACGCTGACAGCCTGCGCAACCGCGCCGAAGACTACCCGCTTGGCAAGGTGCCGATGGGCGGCCTGATGCTCACCATGGGCGTCGACACCCAGCCCGACCGCCTCGAGGCCCGCGTCTACGCCTACGGCCGAGGCGAGGAGTCCTGGCTGGTCGACCGGCACATCATCTACGGCGACCCCAACCTGGAGGAGGGCACCGACGGCTCCCCGTGGACCCGCCTCACCGAGATCCGCCGCACACCCATCCACCACGCCAGCGGCGCCCAGGTGCTGATCGAGGCGACCTGCATCGACACCGGCGGCCACAACACGCACGCCGTCTACCACTACTGCCGGCAGCACGCGCGCAGCCATGTGCTGGCCATCAAGGGCGCCAGCCAGTACGGCCGCCCGGTGCTGGGCCGTCCGTCGACCATCGACGTGACCTACAAGGGCAAGACCATGCAGCGCAGCCTCAAGCTGTGGCAGGTAGGCACCGACACGGCGAAACACCTGCTCTATGGCCGCATGCGCCTGCAGCAGGTCGGCCACGGCTATGTCCACGTCCCCAAAGCCCTGAGCGAGACCGACGAATTCGAGCAGATGACCGCCGCCCGGCTGCTGCCCGCCGTCGTCCAGGGCAAGCATGTCATGCGCTGGATCACGCCGGCCGGCAAGCGCGAGGAGGGCGGCGACTGCCAGGTCTACGCCTACGCCGGCGCGTGCTACCTGGGTATCCAGCAGTACCGCGAGCCCAGCTGGGCCCGGCGTGAGGCCAAGATTGCGCCGCGGGCGCCGGACCTTTTCAGCCAGCCACAACCCGCAGAAGAAGCCGAATCCCCGGCCAACGAGACCGCACAAGTTCAACCGCAACCGCCCACGCGCCAGTCAGTCCCCCGTCGTGGGCGCTTTGGCATGCGTGGAGATCCATGGAGGAGCCTATGACCGTAACCAAGCGCCGCCCGAGCATGTTCCGTCAACTTATCCGAGGCGCAGCAACGCGCATCGCAGCAGATCCGAGCATCCCGCCGGAAAACCGGGAGGCGCTGGCGCAGCATGCCGAACACATCATCTGGCACCAGTGGCGCGAGCTGTTCGGCGGCGACGTGGTCAACCTGCGTGCGCCTGACATCGAGCCCGGCGAGCGTGAAGCAAGGGCCCAGCGGATCGCCCAGGCGCTTTCGTCTGGCGAGCCTGCCACGGTCATTGCCAGGCGGGAGAACATCACCGAGCGCAGTGTCCGCCGCATGAATCCCCGTGTACACCTTCGGACGAAATAGGGGGTTAAAACGTCCGGCCGTCAGCGGCACCCTACAGCGTCCGCATTCATGCCATTCAACTGCTGAGGAACTATCGCCATGACCACCACCGTCACCATGTTGCAGACCAGGCTCGGGGAGAATGGCTCACTCTGGACCATCGGCAATTCCTATGCGGCCAGCGATGCTTTCGCGGCGGTGTTGATTTCCTCCAACCTTGCCACCGGCACGCTGCCCAAGAGCCGCGGCCTAGTGCCGTTGTGGGGGCAGACTGACAACACTGGCGCAGTCGCATCCGTGGTGGATGGTGCTGGGAATTTGGTTTTCGGGGACAAACTTGTTCAATTGTTTGGAGATGATGAAATGATTATTGGAACCTTTGCAAATCGCCCCATCGCCACTACTGTGGCTGTTGGAAAAGAATTCATGGCGACCGATCTGGGAAATGCCCGGTGGGTGAGTGATGGAACGCAGTGGATTCTGCTCAAGCCGTCCATGCTGGTTGGTGAGCCGACGCAGGCGTCGATCACTGACACGGTTGGGCAGGCCACCACGGAATCCACGCTGCTGACGTTGAACATTCCGGCAAACGCGCTCGGATCACGCGACGGGTTGCTGCTCGATCTGATCTGGTCCTGCACCAACACCGCAGCCGCAAAGCGCATCCGTGGCCGGTTCGGCGGCACAGTGCTGTTCAATGTCGACCTGACAACTCATCTGGTTTTCCGTCAGTCGATCAAGCTGCGCAATCGCAACTCGCAGGCCGCGCAAGTCTCGCAAGGCAACAGCACGACCAACTTCGGCCCTATCGGCAGCGTAGGGGTGCAGACGTTCACTGTTGACTTTGCGACGGCACAGGTCTTGACCATCACAGGTCAGTTCCCAGTGACTGGCAGCGGAGCAAACACGCTGGCGCTCGAAGAAGCCACTATCAACGCGATCTGATGCAGTCCGATCTTGGCATTGTCACGAACGCCGGGACTGGCGCTGTCGCCCCCCTGGCGGGCATCCCTTCGGATGCGCTGGAGGTGTGGAGCGATGGCGCTACGTTCCGCGCGGCGCGTGTTTCCGACAGGCACACGCCGGGTGGGTTGACATCGCCAAAGGGTTCGATCAAGAACGTGTTTCAGGGTAGTCGCACGGTTGATGGAACATTCTTTAACCTGCACATTTACGACCCAGCTACCGTCGGCGTGCCGTCTGACATCGGGTATTACGGTGTGCGCCTGCACGACGCGAAAGGGCCGGTAACCGGCGAGGGCTTGCGCTGGCACAACATCGACAAGACGACCGGGTACGACTGGCGCAATCTCGATGTCGTGGCGGATCAACTTGCAGCCGCTGGCAAGGACATGCTCTACATGGCCATGTGTACGCCTGATCGGTACGCATCGGCTACTCCAGGGACCGGCAAATACGATGGCGGTGGCGGCGGATTCACTGGCAGCAATCAGGTGCCAACATCGCCGGGCCGCACGGCATGGGTGAACTTTGCGACCGCGCTGGCAAACCGCTACAACGGCGGCGCGCACGGTCGAATCAGCACATACGAAGTCTGGAACGAGGTCAACTACTCGTCGTATTGGGCTGGCACGCACGCACAGTATGCCGACTTGCTTCGCATCTTCCGCAATGCGGTCAGGACGGTTGATGCGGCCTTGAAGGTAGGGGCGCCGACCATTCAGGAGCCAGAGGGCACCGGCAATGCGTGGCTGTCGACTTTCCTGGGGGCGAGCGATGGCGCGGCGGGAACAGGGAAAGATCATCTCGATTACTGCTTCGTCCACCTGTACCCGCCGAAATACAACTTCGGGGTGGCATGGAATCAGGTCGATTTGGTACGCGCCACGTTGGACGCGGCGGGCAAGACCAGCACCGAGATATGGAACACGGAAACCGGAGTCCTGAAAGACCCGGCCCGTGACATCGATGACGCATGGAAAGCCCGCATGGTGCGCCGCACGCTGGCCCTGTGCGCGGCCAAGGGGGTGAAGCGGTACTACTGGTACACCTACGACAACCCGGACATGTCGATGTCAAGCGCCATGAAGGATGCATGGAACGAAATGCGCGACGTGCTCATCGGCAACACGATCCAGAATTGCAACATCCTGCCAGACGAGCGTGTGTGCATCACGATTAACGGGCAGGAATACACGTACTGATTCCCATCCCCTGCCGGTGCTGATGGCAATCAGCAGGAGCCCAAGGCCACCCTTCGCCGGGTGGCCTTTTCATTTCAAGAAAAGCATCGCAGGCGGACGAAATAGGGGGTTAAAACGTC